TTGGAGACAAGCGATGGATGTTCGCCACAAAGTATTCTTGGCCTTTGTCGTCAGACATCTGTTCTCTCCTATAGTTAAATTTCAAAATTGCCTGTTGGATCTTTAGAAGCAGCACCCGCAGTCTGTTCACGCTCGATATCGAGCTGTGCGCCATGCTGCATGATCCAACTCAGCAACCCATCACCGTAAACTTCAATTTCAAACTCGTTGCCCAGAATGCGAATCAAGTCCATGAACTCTTGAGCCTGAGCAATCTGCCATGCTGTACACCAGAAGTTACGACCCCCGACTACAACAGGAAACAGGGGTGCGTCATTATTCTCAGGTTGAGAATAGGCGTGATGTGTGTAGGTCTTCCAGTCTTCTGTTCTGGTTTCATTGTACTGACCCGACGCCACACAGGAGTCGCATCCGAAAAGATGAAAGCGCTTATAGCCCAGCATCCTAAGTAAGGGTATCGCACGAAGCAACACGGTACAGCCCCCGACAATGCCGAACCATTCGTCTCCATAGCGATCCTTCAAGATGTCAGTAATCTGCTCAGCGGTCGTATGCCACAGGTACGTTCGATCTTTGGGCAATCCTTCTAACACAGAAGGATCACACTGGGATCCGATGAGATATCGAGTCTTGTCATTGACGGGGTGCGTAAAGCGCGCATTGAAGGGGCGTGCGTCTACTACAACTTGCGCGCCGACTGTCATCCCCTTGCTCAATGCCCAGTTGTAAGCGCCATTGAGTGTGACGATCTTGACACCCCGAGCATACATCTCGTGAATTTCCGTCTCGTTCAACGCGAGCGAGGGTCCGCCTCCCAGCATTGCTACTTCCAGGTCATTCGGAATAAAGGGGTGAACTTGTTGCCATTTCCATGTTCCCGCTCCATGGCACTCAATACAGGGTGTTTCCTTGCCTGGTTCATTGCAAGAACCTTTGCAATGCATACACAACTGCTCAGTAGTGTTGATACTGACGTTCTCGCGAATCGTATCAAGCTCCGTGTTGATTTCCCCACTGTCTACAATCTCACGCCCCGAAGCCCAAGCTGTCACATAAGCAATGCACGCGTGACCCAGGTTGCGCCAATAGTGAACCTGACATTTCAGCTCAGTGAATTTAGCAAGCCACCATGAAGGTTCGTGCACTGATAAGTGAAGAGTATCCCCGATCAAAGCTCCACACGAGTCATCGGTGCAAGAGATCTGAAAGAACACGTGCTGTGCTGCCTGCAGAATATTCCGCAACACAATATCCACTTGATCAGGGGGGATATGTTCCATCACATCCGTGTTGAAACCATACTCTGCAGTAGGCCGTTCAATCCGCTTCGACAAATCCTGATGATAGAACGACAACACATGCGCCTGAGTCGTCAATGCGTTACACACATCCTCATCCAGACAATTGCGTGCGAAATCGAGCATCTCAACTTTGAGCTGATTGCCCAGCAACGCAATCATCAACGCGCCTTCACCCGTACCGCAACCAAAGTCTAACACGCGAGCGCCCTTGCGGGGATTCGCGACTTTCAAAAACTCTTGGGCGACTTGAGCACCTGGCACCACTTTACGATACTGCTCAAACGACCACATGCGCTCGTACTTAGCCTGCTCAGATCCAACTGAAGCAACCTCATCTGCAACGTAGTGCAAAGGATACACACGTTGAATCGCATCTCTGCATGTGCGTTCGATTCCTTCAGCTATTTCCTCCGCCGTAACACTTTGTGCTTTTGTGTTGTTATAGAAGTTAGGATCGTACGTCAAATCAACTTTAGGCGATTCGCGAGCACCCTTGTTAATTTCAACAGGATCCTCCAACTCAATATGATACCCCTGAGTCTTCAGATCCTCTTCCATTGTGCTCATACGGGTACTCCTTTAATCAGAGCATCCGCAATCGTCTTACGCACACCATGAATAGCTACACGACCCTCAACTGAATCTCTCACCATAAACAGTTCATTGTCACAAGCCTTCAATGCAAACATCAACGCATTACGTTGGTCTACATTCATAACAGGTGGTTCAGGCTCAGCGGGATGCCAATGTGCGTTACCCGGACAAACATGGTACACGGTAGGAGAAAGAGGGGCTTTGCACTTCTCGCATACCGTTCGAGGAGCACTCAACGTCAGAACTGGAGGCTCGGAAATCGCAAAACTATCAACTGATTCCGTCATGATTATCTCCCGGAAGGGATGTTGATTCAGATACTATTGGTTCTATTTCAGCGCCTACGATGACGCCTTTATCGTCACAGAGCTTACAAACCTGATTCACATTCTTGATACCCTGACATACAGGACAAACGCCCACGTAGTCCTTCAAGTCAGGCATACTCATTACGGCGTCCTCAATGCCGATTGTCCAGCTGTTACCATTGATCCTGTTGGCGTAGACATGTTGAATGCTATTGATGCAGCTACGCCTGGGATAGAAGCCGCTCCGACTGTCGGCGCAATGACTGTACCTCTGACGAAGCCTGGAGCAACCCCTGCGGCGGTGGTCGTGCTCACTGGGGGAGCGATCTGAACCGATCCGTACACGACAGGTGCGGAAGGGACGAGCGACAGTTGCACGATACCCGTGCCTACATTGATCGAGACACCAGGACTCGCGAATGCGCTCGAACCGCCGACGAACTGCCAAGAGAACCCGTCGAACAAGAATTCACCCGAAGCCACCTGACCCGCACTTCCGCCTGATGCCCAGCCCGCGGGGATATCGCGCCAGCATGAAGAAAATGCAACCGTACGCGACCCTGTTCCATCTTGCGTCATTACCAGATGCAGCCTCATCCCTATGTTGGGATTGAAGATGATAGGCTGTCCGATAATAATATTTCCAACCAGCGTCAGGGGAATTGTCAGGCCAGCCTGCAAATAAGGTTGGTAGTTGCCTGATGCTTGAACGATCTGAGAAGCAGCAGGAGAGTTCCCAAACTCTCTGCGCTGTTGCTCGATGACTGATTCAGCGACCATGTTATCTCCGACGATCTGGTTGGTAGGGATCAGGGACTATGGGCTCAGCATAACAACGGCAATTCCAGATTTCCCCTGGATGATGCCGCATGATGCGTCCGCCCTCATTCACCGCTGGGGGATTAGCCCATTCATACACTTTCCCACTCATAGCTTTATGACCCGGGCGCACATCAGAATCCTCACTGGTTCGCCAGACATAGTGCGTGGCTCCAACTGAGTCACAGCGTACATGTAACAATGTAGACGCTGCGCGCGAGGTCTCAGTCCGTGCAATCAACGTCGCACGTTCCTTAGTAATCTGTGTAGTCTCTGCAATAGCCTTTGCTACTTCCTTAGCTCTTACTCCTGACGTCAGTCCTTTAACTGTCAGTTCGGCAACCCTCTGAGCAGCCTTGGAAGGGATGCTCGTGATCAAGTCAACTTGCAGTTCCTGCAATTTACGAAAAGCCTCTTGCATCGGTGCAGTACGCAAGTCTCTATGCAATTGGGCGCTCAACGCAAATCCTAACGAAGCCCAGGCTGCGCGATCCCTTCCATCAACCTCTTTGATCATCTTGAGCGAAACACGCTTAGCCCAAGGTACTAACCCCTCAGCATATGACTGCAGTAGACGTTGGAGACCTGGCAAGCTCTCTAGCCCCTGCTCATATCGATCCACGATACTTCCAACATGACCCGCTAATTGCCGTAAGTGCTTCGCGTATTCACGCTCTATCCTACCGTTGCGCGGTCTACCTCGTGCTCCTGAGCCTCGCTCATTCCGTGCTGTTGCCATGACCTTCAGTCTTGACTTGCGCTAGTTCCAAATCACGCTCATGTTGGCTAGCAGCCGATACCTCACCTTGCTGTTGCTGTTGCTTAGCGACATCCTCTGGAGAGGGCACTGTCTCATTGTCCTCCTTGACAGCCTCATTGATCATCTCATCGGTGATATTCGTAAACAGACCTGTGATGCGAGACTGCTGGCGCAGCTCTTTAAGTGTCGTCGAACGAGCCGTAACACCTTCTTTGAACGGCTCCATGATCGCACTGACCGTGTTCTTACCCACATTCGATTGCTCCTCATCATCGAGCAGCCAGAGCGGAAGAAACTTGATCTTCCAACCTTTCGGGGGAGCAACACCGAAATAACTTCTCCATGCTATCTCGTAGACCTTTCGAATCGCAACACCTAACAGAGACTTCTGTTGACGTTTGATGCCGTCATAGTAGGTGCGAAGATCTGACTCACCCGTTGCATTGAGTCCCGCGGGAGATTGACCGAACAAACGAACTAACGGGATCTGACTGGCACCCGAGAGCTGCTGCCCAAATTGCAGCAAGATCAGGTCAAGACCTGTAAAGGTATAAGGATGCACCTGAAAGTCATCCAGAGCATCCATCAACGTCAAGCCTTCATTAGACTGAAAGCGACGTATCATAGACATCTGCGCCAACAGACCATCGAGCGCGGGTCCGCCCATTGCGATGATCTTGCGCAGCCCGTCTACCTTGTAGGTACGAAGATGGGCCTTATAGACGAGCTGCGCTGCTCCCTCTGTCGATGAATCAAACGCGATGAGACGATCCCACAATCGTTCGATGACTGACTGCCCCCAGTAATTCTCTGTGATGCGCTGCCAGTAGGGCAAGCGTACGCCTTCCATGCGTATGACGCGCGAGTAGTGAATGTTCATGTAAGGCAGACCTGTTCCTATATCAGGCCTGCACTCATACATACGAGGGTTCCCCAGATCCGGTCCTTGCTCCTTGACCAGATCCAACAGCGAAGGGAACACAGCCCAGCGATCAAGAGGAAACACCCCTTTGAACTGGCCCTTGCTGATTGAATTGATGTCGAGCGGAGTCGAAACATCCTGACCATCAATCATGATCAGGCCCAATGCGCCCCCATACAAACGAGCCCACTTGACCGTGTCACACAGATTAGGCCACACGCTGAGCTGTTCCATGCTCAGCTCAAACTCCTCCATATCATCGGGGGCCTCGTCACAGAGAACCGACACACCTTCTCGTGTCATATCCTCCGCAACGCAGTCAACAATAGTTCCTACAACCCAGCTGCCACGATAGGCCCATTCGATGAGCAGCCTGTTGCGACTGACCGGGTTGAAACCGTAACGCCCTGCAGTTCCTTGATTGTCAGTTCCCACACCCACTCGCGCCAGAAAATTCTGGAACGAGTCGAATGTCGGGACAAACTTCCCATCCTCCATGCGCCCACGCGGCTTGTCATGGGGGACAGCCTGCGGACTTACGAGCGATTCGAGATTGGGAGAGTTGACTGACATGTTACTTCGATGCCCTATCGATCAGAATCATCACGCCCGTGTTGATAGCGTAGATAGTTTCCTTCATGCCATCAGGGCGACGGCCATACTCACTCTCTAACTGAACATTGCAGTAGTCCTCTCCAGGACTTAACTGCGTAATGCGAGCGGGGATCAACACAACGTCACCCACACGCAATTCCGTACCATTCTTGTCATGCACGATCAAGCTCCTCTATGTAAATACTCTTGATACGATTCCCACTTAGATCGAATGATCTGCGGAAGGTAATCCATCACTGATTCTTGATATGTCAGCACAACATCCCATCCGCCGCATGACGCGACCAGCTCCGCCAGCATCTCACACGCTTCCTTGACAATATCCTCGCGCGATTTCTCAGGATGCTTGTCCATGAAGTGTTGAACGGGCAAAGCCAGATGACAGTGCATGCAGTTAGGATCTAGCGGCTCCCCGTCAATAGACTTCGGGGGTTCCGTGTTAGAAACTTGAATCAAACATGACGCTTCTCGAATACTCATCGATCACCTCTGTTGGCTGAACTCATCATCCCTTTTTCCAGCTGAGGAGGGAACGGCTTTTTGGGATGAGTCAGCTCCCAAGCTCGTTTGATGGGGTCCACCTTGTAACCTCTGTACTTTTTCGAACCCACATCATTCACTGTGCTAGCTTCGCCCATATGTCTGCCATACCGTTAGTTGGGTTAAATGCGATCATCACCGCGTCAGCTAAGTCAGGTGATGTGGCGCCGTCAGGGGTCTTATCAACTACGATCTTACCCAAGCTGTTCTTATCGTAGGTTGGCTGCGCTAGTTGCATGATCAAGTCAGTCAGGTTCTCCAGCTGCGGATCGATACAGATGATGTTGTCTAAATCAACATCCGGAAAACCGTTCACGGCTCGCCACACATTGTTGAATCGAATACGAAGCGACCACCAGCTTTGAGCTTTGAGGTTAAGAAAGAAGTCTTTGTTCTTACGTTCCTTGACCATTTCAGCTTCGGGTTCGAACACGGCACCAGAGCCCCTGAAGGGCTCATCATAGATCCAACGCATACCAACGTGGCGTCTCTCAGTGTTGATATTGAGAGCATCGCCCCTGACAGAAGCACCAATACCATCCGCGTCATAATCAAAACCACCATAGTCCTTCTCGTCACAGATGTTGATAGCACGAACAACTGACTTGTAGGTATCCGAATTACCCGAAGCCTGCCACGATATCAAGTCCTGAAGAAGAACTCCGTACCGTCCTGCAAAGACAGTCTGGTTACCTCCGTCGGCAACATCGAATCCTCCTCGACGAATACCTGAGGGCACAATGCCGAGTTTGATGTGAGCACCGATGGCAGCTTCGACCCAAGCTGCTGGGATAACTTGGCCCGTTGTCGAGGCCAGATAGTTGATATCAACGTCCTGCGCGAGCGTGACATCGTCCGTTTCCCCTTTCAGCTTCTCGTACCACTCTTGACCTTTACGAGGATCATCACGCCAATGGAACGTGAAGAACTTGACCTTGCCCCTGTGGCGCTTCTGCGCGAAGGGATTAGCCATACCTGCGACCGATGAGATATCGAGCCTGCAGTTGGTGTTAGATAGTAACGAGCTTTCAATCAATTGAGGATGTTCTAGATGCGCCGCTTCATCGACAAAGTACTTTGACTTACGTCCGCCGCGCCCGATGTTGTCTCCCGCTTCCCCCGTGATCGAGCTGCCTGACTCTGGAAACCAGATACGCATGTACGCGGAATGCAGCTTCTCAGCCCAACCCCCTCGAAACTCCCAAGGTATGTTGTTGAGAAAGAATCGAATCTTGTAGAACAAACAGTCCGAATCGTTAGACCGATCTACCTTATCAGCTTTAGCCGACCCGAATCCTATACGCATATTGCGTATGTCGCGACAGTCAAGAGCAGAGGTAAACGCAGCTAACCAACTGACACCACAGTCACGTGACTTCTCAGTGAGCCCCGGCTCGCTTGCATGCCAACGCTCATTCATCCAATCGATCCAGTCGAGCTGCTTAGGGAACGGGATGAACGGGATCACGCAAGGTAAATGCTTCTCAATTGCCCTAGGATCCTCCGTACAAGCCCAATCCGCAATGAACTGCGCTTGATGATCCTTGTACCAACGCAACAGTCTGGGGAACATTTCAGGTTTAGCGCGCAAGTCAGCGAGCTTCTGTGCCCGATAGCCTAAGACCATCTGATAATCTGGCTTCTTCCAATCAAACTCGAAGGGTAACACTACCGTTGTATGCTTGCCTCTTATCTCCTGCTTCCAGGGTGAGGGACCAACGATAGCATTCATAAACTCGTCGGCTTACGAGCAGAGCTGTCACCCTCAGCTCGTATGGTGACGCAGGGGGTGCGTCGATAGGACCTCATGACCGCCGACCCGTCACGAGATATTCATAATGCTCAATCAAAGCCTGCTCACGCACAGCACTCATATAGGCTGCGTGCCATGCAAAACCTTCTCCTACTGTTGCATTATCCCAATAGTATTGAGGATCATCTGCCTGACCAACATGAACTGTTACGGTGACGATGTTGTCTGGCTTCTCAACAACAGTATTCGATCTCCAAGCATATCCATCCCAGAACTCCGTAGCCAACATCGTCACTGTTGAAAATAACAAATCATGAGGATTCGCTGCAATGTACTTACCATCATTGTCAAGATAACGAAGCGCTCCAGCTCTGGGTGAAAAGTCACTCATGACTCAATATCTCATCTAACATCCTAGACCAAAGGATAAATGCAATATGATATGCATAAGGGTGTTGCAATCCTTCCTGCAATTCATGCCATGTCTTGGTACTCATGGCTTATGCTCCAGCACATTCCCCATGAGCTGTTGATATTCGACCGCCGCGTCTGTCGCATTAGCTGCGCCTTGCACGCGATCGGCAGCCTCCTGGGTGTTATTGATCTGGGTATTGTTAGTCACGTTGACAACAGCGCCATCCAACGCGCCCTGCTTCAATGCACCCTTGCCTATGAGATGCACCTTCAGTGCATCAGGCTTGCTCCACAGTTTGATCTTCGTGACATGCGTCATGATGACTTTGCCCTTCTTCCCGGGAGTCATCTTCGTTTCGACCTCGATCGACTGAATAGCTGCCCTAGCATCGGGCGATAACTCAGTAACAGGGATCAAGTTGCCTTTATCATCGAACAGTTCTCTGGGATCGAAGTAGGCAATGCGTCGAGTCTCCAACCACGAGCGATAAAGCGTGAGCCCCGCTTCCTCCATCGCGACCGCTTCGCGCTCAGCAACAGCAGCAATGATATCGGGGCGACGACGAAGGACATGACCTCGAACCGCTAACGTCGAAGGATCACCTTTATGGCCCGCAGCACGAGCGGCAGCAGTTCCTGTTCCTCCTAACACCAGTATATCAACAGCACGTCTCAGATCAGGAGTCAGCGCAGCATAAGCCCCAGCCTCACCCAGATACTCCTCACTCAAAGGCTTAGTGGTCTCGATAATGTGTTTGGTGAGAGGATGCCTGATTTCGTCGCTAGGAGGACGACCCATTCTCTTTTTGGTAGCTGTTTTCATTTCCTACAGCCAATACTCAGGATCGAGTGAACCCGGGCGTATTGCCGGGGAGCCTGATTTTCAAACACCCGCGGTGGGTGCCCGGGACAGCGATGGCGCACGATTGCGTTGAGGCTGCCGCTTGCTCCTTTAGCTGCTGAGGCTGAGAGAGGGATCGAGGGACAAGCCAGCTTATAGCAGCTTGCAAGCGAAAGCACAAGCATGAGGGGTAATGCGTTCACATGATACCTTCAAGGTCAAGATGCTGATGGCTCTTGTGGATTGTGTTGATAGCTTCCATATACCAACGTTGATACATGTCTTCCAACATCTCAAACTTATCTGCAAGCGAATTACGCCATATCAAAGGATCCATGTTCATGAGTTCAGGCAATAACCCAGGTGTCGGAATGAACTCGCGACGATGTGCATCCATTACTAATACCAACGTTGCAAGTTTTGATACATAGTCGTGAGGCTCACCCACACGCTGCCAGTTAACAGGTCCTACGCCCTTGTATCTCACCACCATAGGCCAGTTCTTTCCTTCCATGATCAGATCTAGTGCTTTCATCATCAGTCCGCAATGCAGTTCCTCAAACACTCCCAAGAACCCTGCCAAGCTGTAATACAGTGACAGCTCGGGCATACGCGGCAATCCTTTCATAGCCAACGCTAACTCACTATGGGTGTTGGTTGACGGCTTATATACCCGAGTCTGTGTTCCTAAAGCAGTGGGATCAACACTGAGCGCTAACTTCAATTCGCGACGCAGCTTCAGCTCTTGAGGTGTCAGCTTGCGCTTCTTGGCTTTACCCTTCGTGTTGAGAGAGGCTCCGGCAACATAACGAAGATCTATGCCCCGGGCGTTGACGAGATTGACAAAGGCTTCAATGAGCATGTTGGTTTAGGTATGGCCAGGGGGGAGGACGAGCATGTATCCCTCCCCCCTGCGCTCCCACGTCATGCTCGACGTTTCGCGCGCACCTAGGATGCGCGACACGAGCGACCATTCTGTGCTCATCCGATAACCTCCCCGTTGGGGCCTATACGTTCACGCTCAATCCAACAATCATGACTCAAAGAAACAAAAGGCTCGTTCGCGTGAGGCTCCCAGTAGATGAATCTCAAGGGTCCGCCTTCCACGGTCACCATCGCTGAGGGATGAACTTTCGAAAGTGCAGCTATCAGCTCCTCAGCAGTGATCCACGGAGACACTTTATGGAGCTGTGATACATCCCACTGAGTTCTATCATCCAACACTACAGCGGTCATGAATTCCTCATCCGCCGCACTTCGGCGCGCAACGAAAGAATCTCAGCAATCGCACGACGTAACAGAGCGGCGGCTGGTGTGTTGGGAGCAGCATCTTGAATAACATAAAGGTCTCTGACGAAATCTCCTGGAGGCAGATCCTGCGCCATTCGTGTCAGTTGTTGGACTTGATCGTTGGTTGGTTCGAAACTAACATCTGACATTGTTAACTTTCCTTACACGAAGTTGGTTCGGTCGGAGAGAATCGAACTCCCGTATTCGCTAATGTTTGCAGCGATGCTCTACCATTGAGCTACGACCGACATCGATCATCTGACAGCCAGAGAAGTAACAACCCCCTGTACGCTGATTGCTCTTTCAAACATCAACATACCATTCAAGTGATCAATCTCGTGATGAATACACGCTGCGATCAATCCTGAGAATTTCTGTTTACGCTCCACGAGCGTGTGCGTTACCCAAGTTACTGTGATGCACTTCGGTCTCCTCGTCGTGTAGTACTCCTTACCTCCCCCCACACTCATGCACCCGTCCTCCACTCTCTGCTGCCCACTCTCCTTGACAATCACAGGATTGATCATCACGTACGTATCACTGCGACTGGGTGTAACATCAACCACAATAATCCTTTCCTCGATTCCTATCTGGGGTGCAGCTAATCCTATGCATCCAGAATAGGCTTCAAAGGTATCACACAGATCTGTGACCGTTCCTAACAAAGATATGACGACCACCTCCTTCGATCGGAGCTTGAGTCTGGGATTAGGAAACTGAAGTATCTCACGTTGCATCGAGACTCCTAACTTCGTGACAAGCGAAGCAGTGACAGGGCTGCATGCTGATGCCTCCTTAAGACAGGTGTCAATCGCGATCTGCACACCCTCTCGAAGCTCTCGCCCTATTACGTGTACGAGAGACGAAAAATTTCATTTTCCACTCACATCACCTTACGTGCGACCCTAGAGGCTAGAAATTGATTTTTTCACTCTTGGCTCTCGTACACGTATAGCTAGAACAAGCACTTGCGAAGCTTGACAGTTCTAGCCCCGAGCGCTCGCACCTGTCATAGAGTCCCTAGACCCTCAAGCAAAATCAATGCTCTAGCCTCTCTAGCCCCTACCTTTGCATACCAACACGAAAATAGACGATTCATCAGTTACAGCCCTGATAACAGCCTAGAACCTAGAATAATGAATTAGTTGACGACCATAAATTAGACGAGTAGCGTGTTTAACCCCGAACTGCTCAGCTCACTGTCACTCTCTGCTTCCCCCCAAGGACACCCCTCTATGACTGAATATCTTGACACTGTAGGAGTGCTCGCGCGGGCTGCTAGCGTGACTAAACAGACTGTCCTCAACTATGCGAATGCGGGGCTTCTGGAATACGTTCTGACGAGCGACGGGCGACGACTTTTCAAGACAGGTCAGGTTGAGAAGATCCGACAGATCTACGCCTCCAACGTCAAGCGTCGGGGCAATCGACGTGAGCGCATGAGTGTGAATTCATGAGCCTCGATGTGCGTCGGGACTACGTGCCTCAGTCCCCGCCTTTCGAGCATCAATGGGAAGCATTAGAGCAGAGTATCAGCAAGAAGGCCTTTGCTTTCTTGATGGATCCGGGCCTAGGCAAGACTAAGACCACCTACGACACGGGCGCGATTCTTTTTGAGCGCGGTCATATACGCGCGATCTTCATACTGGCTCCCAATGATGTGCACAGTCAGTGGATCGATGAGCAGTTGCCTTTGCACCTGCCTCATCGCATTCGTGCGCGTACGCTCGTATGGCGCAGCTCGAATGCTCGCGTGTTACGTGAATCGAAAGAGCTGCTGAAGCCTTTACCCGATCGTCTTGTGGTCGTTGCCATGAACAGTGATGCGATTGCCACGAAGCGCGGTAAAGCGTTTGCGAAGAAATTGCTGACAACCTACCCCACTCTATTCGTACTGGATGAATCTCATGAGTTCAAGAATCCCAACGCCTCCCGAACTCGCGCAGTACTACATCTATCTCATGACTCGTTCGCACGTCGCATTCTTACCGGTACTTTTACCGATGGTAACCCTTTCGACATCTACGCGCAGTTCAACTTTCTCAATCCCAGAATCCTCGACTGTGATTCCTTCCTCGCCTTCAAGCGTCGCTACGCCGTCATGGAGCAAGAGTTCACACGCATTATCGACAAGCGCACCGGAAAGCAGCGCCTTGTTCAGTATGAAAGCGTCCAAGAGTATCGACGCCTCGAAGAGCTGAACGCACGCCTCGCGCCCTTCGTCTATCGTCGTCGTAAAGAAGACTGCGCAGACTTGCCCCCCAAGACCTATGTGCGTGTCCCTACGCACCTGTCTGAAAAGCAGAAGATCGTTTACCATGAGCTGTTGGAAACAGGACTGGTGCTGTTGAAACAAAGCGAGGAAGGAAAGCGGGGCATACAAGTGCAGAAGTTAGAGGAGCTTACCGACGAAGATCTAGCAGACCGAATACAATCTGCTAAAGATCGCGTCAGTTTTCAGATCAAACTGACCTTGTTTCTTAAGCTGCAGCAGTGCGTAGCAGGTTATCTCAAGACTGATGAGGGCAAGGAGATCTGGATCGACGGGGAGGACTACACGAAATGCCCCCGTATCGCGACGACTGTTGAATATGTCCGTTCGATGCTGGCGAGTACGCGAGGCAAGATCATAGTCTGGTGCAACTTCAGGCGACCTCTGCGCGCATTGTCAGATGTTCTGCATGAGCAGGATGTAGGACACGTCATGATAGACGGAACCGTTACGGGTGCTGTGCGCACTGAAGCGATACGAGTGTTCAAGGACTCATCCTCCGACATTCGCGTCATGCTCGCGCACCCCAAGACGATGGGCACGGGACAGAATCTCGCGGTTGCTCAGACCGTCATCTATTACACCCGCAGTCTGTCCTTCATACAACGTCGTCAGAGTGAGGATCGTGTACATCGTATAGGGCAGACAGGCTCGGTGATCATCGCAGACATGATGGCGACTGATGCGCCCTCAGACTGCATCGAACTCGCACTGCTCAAAGAGAAGGAGGCTATGGCGGACAGACTGCAGACTTTCAATTCAGAGCGACTGGCGGAAATGCTGACACTGTAGGAGAAGGACATGCTGATGCTGACACGTAACAAAGGAGAATCTATTGATATCATTGATTCCAACACACAGGAACTGTTGTGCACGATCACACTGCTGCAGATCATAACCAAAGATCGAGCACGTCTCGGGTTCGATGCCCCCAAGCACATCAGTATTGTGCGGGACAATGCCGTCAGGGTACTCGATAGGCGCAGACCGGAGGAAAAACTGGGGGGAGGGGATGTGGGTTGCAAGGCTCACGAGGTTACCGATTGTGTTATTTGTAGAGGAGAAGGAACATGATTCATGCTGATAAACGACCGATGATGCACTGGATCATTCTGATCAGTGTTGCTGTGCTGTTAGGATCTTTAGTGGGGATCATATTGCCCCAGGAGAATAAAGACAGAAATGAATTCATGACAGACTGCCTCAAACATGAGCCGTGGTACTCATGCAGTCTCAAATGGAAGCAGATGCACCCCGATCCTGTCGTGGTCGTCGCTCCCTTCAACAAGTAAAGGAGAAGGATAATGGCATTCAGTCGTAAGATCGTAGCGACCGACGTGTACGAAGGGAGACGTATCACGGTACGCTACATGGGTCCTGATCTGTTGTGTGAAGTAGAAGGGATCGAACTAGCGGGGTTCTATCTCAACACAGAAGGAGCGTATGGGGCTGCGCATCGGTACATCGATGCGGAGATCAAGGAGGAAAAGCGTCATGAATAAGATTGTTCTCGAAGCCCAGTTGAAACGACTACAGAGTGACCTCAGAGATACAGAGGATCCTGTATTGTTGGTCAAGTATCCTCATCTGAGTAGTCCTACACTCAGGCAACAGATCAGTGAGGATATCGCACGAGCCGAGGCGGAACTGAACAGTGAGGTGAAACATGGCTAAAGCCAAAACTGCATTAGCTCCTCTCACTAGTAATCACGCGCAAGCCGAGCGTGAGAAAGCTTCTAAACCCTCGACCGGACGCAGCAAGTCAGGGGATGATGAGTGGGCGCTTACTCCGCCTATGAAGCAAGCCTTGCAAGAAAGCGCACTGCCTAAGTCTGATGATGTGCTGGCTGAAATCGCAAAGCAGGAAGGCATCGATCAAGCTCCTCCTGAACTGACCGCACGCATCTGGGAGACGGCGCGTGAGCTATACCGACGACAGACAGAAGTAGCGCGTCTGACGGCACGCATAAAAATGGAGACAGAAGAGATCACACGACTATCAGAAAACGTGTTACCCGAGATGATGTCCGAAGCTCAGACTAAAGAGATGACGAGCACAACAGGTGTGAAGCTCGTCAAGGCCGATAAAGTCTACGGCAACATTTCGAAGGAGAACGAACCTGCTGCGCATGCTTGGCTCGAAGCTAACAAGTTCGGCAGCATCATCAAGTTCGGGTTCTCGATCCCCGTTGAGAAAGGGGATGTGAAGCTCGCGAAGATGGTCCGAGCCCTCCTCAAGAAAGCCAAGTTAGCCTTCGAAGAGAAGTCCTCCGTTCATTACCAGACACTGCAAGCATTCATACGAGAGAGTGTGGAGCAAGCTCGCAAGCTGCCCTCCTCTATCACTTACGTCACGAAACCTGTTGTGGAGATCAAATTACCTAAAGCCAAGAAGACTAAGGCCTCTGTCACTGACTCAACATCTAACGATATCGATCTTTAATAGGAATATACAATGGCCACTGCAAGCAAAGTACAAACGAAACCTGTCACGACTTCCGGCAAGCCTGTGACGACTTCCGCCTCGAACCCTGCGACTCAGACCGCGCGCACGAGTGCAACAACCCCTTCCGCACCTGTCCAGCAGCCGAAACCCGCTGAGTCCGAGAACAGACAGATAGTGACGCATGTGAGCGACGAATTAGCTGCGTTACTCGAATCCTCGAAGGGCGGGGGATTTGAAGAGGCGACGGTTGACGCCTTTGCAACACCGTTCCTCGTGATACTGCAAGACTTGTCGCCGCAGACCAAAAAACTGATGCCAGGCTACATCGAAGGAGCGAAGCCTGGACAGATTCTCCAGAGCGTGTCACAAGAGTTGTTTGATGGAATCGAAGTGATTCCGTGTTACTTCTCGCGTGTCTTTATCGAGTGGGTGCCGCGCGCAAAGGGCGGAGGACTCGTTGCGATCCACCCCGCTGATACACCGCTGGTCCAGCAGATCACGCGGGACGAGAAGAACCAGCCTGTGTTGCCTAATGGACATACGCTGGAGGATACTCGCCAGCACTACGTGCTGTTCAAACATCCTTCCGGTCAGTATATCCAATGTCTGATTGCGATGAAATCGACTCAGGTAAAGCGCAGCAAGCGTTGGATGGCATCGATGTCAGCAGGATTGCCCCATGGAACGAAGCTGCTCAATGATCTGCCCTCTTACGCTTGTTCCTACAAGCTGACGGTGGAGGAAGAAGCGAATGAGCAAGGCCAGTGGTTCTCGTGGGTCGCGAGTGAGCGCAAGCTCATCACGGATGTCGAGTTGTTTCGTCGTGCTAAGTCCTTCAATGAAAGTGTAAAGCGCGGTCAGACTCGTGCGAACTATGAAGATCTGCGCGCGACGGAGACAGGTGCAGGACAAAGCGGCAGTGATGTCCCCGGTGACCTCGATAACGAAATCGATGCTTGAGTGAGAAAAGCCCATGGACTGCGATGAGCGCTTACGAGCGTTATTCCGTGGGTTGGGGCGGGGGTACGGCACATATGAGCTGTCACCCCCCAGCCCTAAGTCTAAGGCGAAGATCAAGAAGGAAGGTAAAGCACTGACAGTCAGAGGCGAAGTCACAGCGGAGTTGTGGGAGAAGCATTTCCAGGGGGAAGTGGGCTTAGGTGTTGTCCCTTTAGATGATGAGGGGGTGAGTTACTTTGGCGCGATTGATGTTGATGTTTACCCGCTCGATATCGCGGCTTTGGAAAAGTCTTGTCGGGATCTTCATTTACCTTTGTTACCGACTCGTACTAAATCGGGCGGAGCGCACCTTTACCTCTTTATTAAAGGCGGAGCACGCGCGGAGCTTGTCAGATCGAAGCTCGACGAGTGGGCGGGTGCGCTCGGGCACGGGGGCTGCGAGATCTTTCCAAAGCAGAACGCGTTGCACTCATCGGAGGATGTGGGTAACTGGATCAACATGCCCTACTTCGGGTATAAACAGGGAACCACTGAGCGCTATGGGATTCTGGCGGGGGTCCCTCTCTTTATTGAAGAGTACTGTACGCAGGCGGAGAAGAGATCGGTAACTGAGGAACAGTTAGAACATATCGCCGCTTATGATCCGACCAAGGTAACAGATGAGGACATGTTCAAGGACGGGCCTCCCTGTCTGCAGTGCTTGGGTAGAACAGGCTTCGGCGAAGGGATGCGCAATAACGGCCTGTTCGCTATCGGGGTGTATCTCAAGAAGCGTTACCCTGATGACTGGAAAGCGCACCTGTTGGCCTACAACGCACGCTTCATGAAGCCTCCCTTGACGGAACTTGAAGTCAAGACGACGGTCAAAGCACTTCAACGCAAGGAATATTCCTACACGTGCACAAAGCCGCCGCTCAAACAGTTCTGCAGCAAACAAGTCTGTACTACGCGAGAGTTCGGTATCGGGGCAGGACAAAACTGGGATCTGGTGGTCGATAAGGAAATACAGAAGGTTCTGACCGATCCGCCGCATTACTACATGACGGTGAACGGTATTCGCATTCGATTGACCGCGGAGGAGATACTGAGCCAGACTTACTTCCAACGCAAGTGCATGCAACTGATTGATTATGTCCCGCCGACTATTCCTTCCGCCAAATGGCGCGAAATGATCAACAACTGGCTGAAGGATGCTGTGAAGATCGAAGCACCGGATGACGCTTCGCTCAAGGGCGAGTTGAAAGGGCATCTGGAGTTTTTCTGCTCATCCCATGAAGCCGAGACACGCAATGAGATACTCGTAGGACGAGTGTTTGCGGAAGAGGGATGGTGGTACTTCAAAGCCTCTTACTTCAAGGAGTACTTGAGTCAACGGCGCTTTACGGGGTTCTCTCCTCAAGAGCTGTTCGCGACGTTGAGGGATCTGGGGATGGAGCCGAAACAGCTCTGGATCGATGAAACTAACGTAGCAACATGGAGATGGAAAATTGATGTTGTCAATCGATCTAACGGTCATGTACCCACGCACTCCGTTACTGAGAAGGGGAGCATGTGATGTCAACACGTAAACTTATAGGCTACATCCTATACAATCAACAGGAAAATACATTCTTAACCTCATCTTTTTGTGTTGATAAACCTGAGGGTCCTGCAATCGAGAATGAAACATGGAAGTATATTCCGTGTTATGAGCAATCCGATGTAGGATATTCAGTTCATGTGATCGTGACGGCAGATCCCTCTGCAAGGAATGAGTCATGAGTCCCCACAACACATTGACTGAATGGGCGGAGTTGGCTGAGGAACAGGGGTGGAAGGTTGTTTCTAAGCCTGACGGACGTTACGCATTCTATCCTCCTGCTAACTCCGTGCCCCCAGACCTTCGAGTGATCAACCTAGTAGAACCGTTGAGCGGCAATAACAAGACTCTGCAGAATAATCGAGCACTGTTGAAGCGAGCCGGCCTGAAGTTTGAGGAGGATAAGGTGAGCAAGGGTAACGGGTTCATTCTGTCAGAAACACTGCAGGTTCCCGTACATAACAAATCAGAACCTACACTCGATGATCTGATAGCAGGAGCACATTTAGATATCAACACTATGATGGATTCATTGTCCAAACTCTCGGAGAAACTGGGATTGATTCAGAAAGTCTCTAACCACTCATCAGAAGGATATGAAAAGATCAAGGCACTGGCTGAAGCTCTGAAGAACATCTTAACTCTACGTTTAAGGAAACTCATCATGAAGACTCTGATACTGACTTGCCTGTTGACTCTGCTCTCTTGTCCTATGATTGCTGATGCAACCAACACCTGTTATGCCGCTCGACTCTATGTCAGTCTGCCTGAGGAGGCTGCGGGTCATAATCTGTTTCTGAATCTCTATGACTTCACGGGTGACGGAACAAAGCGGCATGTCGTGACAGTATTGACCCAGGGATCTGTGACAGTGGCGTATGCGCTGCGCTACTCTGCTATTTGGGAAGTAGATGTGACACTCCCTGACGGTGAGACGGTGACAAATCAGATTGTGATCCCTGCTGAGACACAGTGCTGGTCTGCGACGAATGCGCCGATCTATACACTGACACTGTCAGACTGAAAGGAGAAGGAACATGAGTGATATTGTAAAATATGAGCGTGCTCGTAAGCGCATTAAGGAAGGCCAGAGCACGCTCAGTGATGCAGTGACTGTTGCACGGGGATATCCCGGGCCTCCTGTCGAGCCTGTTGTGTTCAGTTCTCAATTACCTGTTGAAGAAGATGGCGACGAGATATTCACCCATAGTATGTATTGCAGCAAGTGTCGTGTAGGATTCTCGCATGAGGGTAAACCTTTGTACGCTGTTCTTTTCGCGAATGACAGAGGGTTTCTCGAATGCTCAGTATGCGGAGGATGTTATGGTAAAACCTGAACACGCGTTTCACGCTCAAGCGGCAATATCAGATGCTCTGGATCGTCAAGCACCCGTTAAAAAAGATTTGAGCAAGTGGGATTGGTCGATTGATGAAGCACGCGAAGTCTGCAAGCTCATCAACAGCATCTCATTGCCCTACAACTGTCATCCAGCCCTGACAGGCGGATTGCTGTATAAAGACGGCCCCCGCAAGGATTGTGACATCGTCATGTATCAACGCGGCGATACAAAAGGTGCTAAGTCAGAGATAGACTGGGTGGGCTTATGGGCTGCGCTCAAGAATGTAGGAATAACTCTCGAACGGGATTACGGGTACTGCAAGAAGTGCCTGTGGAAAGGCAAGATGATCGATATACTCGATCCTACCGATGACGGTACGTACAACATGCAGCACGATCAGGATGTGGAACCGATTATCGTTTCAGCAATGGAGGAGTAGGTATCGTGGCGTCCTATCTAGATACCGAATTCGAGTTTGTTGTGGAAACCGTACGCCGTCTTAACCGAGGACAACGTATATTCGTTGATAGACTGCTGCTACGCCCACGGGGTGGCATAATAGGTGAGTTCCTGAGTAACGGCGCAACACCTGCTGATGAGGTGTTAGAGAAGATCATCGGCAGCAGCTACGAACTGGGATACAGCTATTCTGCCGATGAGCTGCGTATAGAGTTCTTTCGGCTTCATGACGAGCTGCCTGATGGAGTAAGGAGTTTCGTATCGGTAGACAGGCGACACCATTTCGAACGATCTTTTGATGGAATGTGGAGACTCAGGGGGCGAGATCTGACTCATCAGGAGGAGTATCAGATCCAGTGTGCTAAGAATGGACATCACTGGCATACGGCCTATGTGTATTCAGCTCCGCCCATTGTGTATGGAGTAGAGAAGACCTTGAGACCTGATATGTTGACTGTGGTCCAAGCCACAGGATATCGTTGTTTTTTGTGTAACAAGGAAAAATCGTGAAAGTGCTTGTCTGTGGAGGACGTCACTATTCGGATCGCAGATATATGGAGAGGGTGTTGTTGAAGATCCATGTACGTACTCCCATAAGACTTCTCGTAGAAGGCGGATCGGGAGGAGCTGACTTTCACGCGGGTCAATGGGCTGACTCGATGGGTATCGAGCATGTAATAGTGTTTGCGGATTGGGATATTCATGGGCTTGCTGCAGGTCCTATTCGTAACAAACAGATGTTGACAGAGTACCATCCCAACCTAGTCATCGCATTCCCCGGAGGTAAAGGAACAGCGAACATGATTCAACAAGCAAAGGCCTACGGTGTGTTGGTGAGGCAAGTATGAAAGACGATCATACCTATAACGGTATCCCTGTGCCTCAGATACCCACAAGCAAGCTGGTCGAGCTTATCAAGGACGGAGGTGTAGAAATCAACAACATGGATGGATATTCCGGGAGTATCAGACAAGCTGAAGAAGATGTCGTGAAACGTCTTCAGATCGAGTTGACGATTCGCCTCTACAACTTGAGAAGTTGAATGAAAAACCGCCTCATCATCTTCGGTCCCCCAGGTACGGGTAAGACGCACACCCTGTTGAATAATCTCGATGCTCATCTTGACGCGGGGACCCCACCTGACCGGATCGCGTTTCTGACATTTACTCGTCGGGCTCGTCGCGAGGCCCTAGAGCGTGTGGAGAAGCGATTCAATCTAAAGCCTAAGGATCTGCCTTACTTCACCACGATCCATGCACTCGCCTTCAAGGGCATGAAGCTCAAAGAAGGAGATGTGTTGGATAAAGACTCTATTGGAGAGTTCGGCAAGATCATCGGCATGAAGTTCACGGAATCTCGATTCAGTGAGCAATTGTCAGAAGGATTGAACGGAGAGATCCAAGAGGGCGACTATTACCTGAGCCTGATCGAGTTAGCTCGTTTGCAGGGCACGCCGATCGAAACGATGTGGAGGAGACAGACAGGTGTCAAGCCAGAATGGACTAAGGTTGACTGGTTCGTGCGCACATATGAAGAGTTCAAGACCGAGCACGGCTTGCTCGACTTCACCGACGTGTTGGTACAATACGCGAAGAAAGGTGAAGCTCTTGACCTGGATGTGGGTTTTGTGGATGAGGCGCAAGACCTGTCGTCTCTCCAATGGCTCGTGGCTCTACAAGCTCTGGAATCTGCCCCTGATCAGTACATCGCGGGAGATGACGACCAATCCTTGTTCAAATGGGCTGGAGCTGATGTTGAGACGTTCCAAGGGCTGCAAGGCGAGAGACTGATCCTGACACAATCGTACCGTATCCCCAAGGTAGTGCATCGTGTAGCCTCTCAGATCGTGGCACGAGTCAAACAACGTGTGATCAAGGAGTTTCAATCACGGGATGAGGAAGGGGAGCTGAAACACTATTCATCGGTTGAGCTGTTGCCGATACCCAAAGCAGGGGAGGAATGGCTGTGGCTCGTGCGCAATCGTTACATGTTGAATGAGCTGCGCAATCGACTCTCTGAGAACGGCGTAGTGTATTCAGGATCCCACGGGCAGTCCTCTATTGTCGAAAGCGAGCGCAAAGCGATCTATGTCTGGGAGAAATTGCGCGCGGGTAAAACTCAAGTGGCGGAAGACATTCGCGATATGTACGCGAAGCTGCGCACACGAGTTCAGATCAGGCACGGCTACAAGGCATTATCGGATGCCTATGATCGTGACCTGTTGACACTGTTGGAGCTGCAACGGGATCACGGCTTGTTAGCAGACGGTCCGTGGTACGAAGTCTTCACGACCATCCCCTTAGCTCGTCGAATGTATTACCGCAAGCTGTTGCGACATCACAAGACGCTGAATCTGGCTCCGTGCGTTCAATTGGAGACGATTCACGGAGCTAAGGGGGCTCAGGCCGATCATGTCGCACTCTTCTTAGAACAGAGCAAGCGCACCTGGGCTGAATCGCAGCAGAATGCGAGCGACGATGAGCATCGGGTCTGGTATGTGGGCTGTACGCGTGCACGCATCTCATTGCACGTCGTAGCGAGCAGCTCGCGCTATGCATACCCCTTCCCCCGAGCCGGCGTATAGACGGTTTCAGACGGTTTCAGACGGCTCTTCTCTATAGAGGGGGTCTCGCAGCTCCCTTTTTGACCCCTGTTTTCAGCGATTCTGGGGGTGTCACTCAGGCACGCGTAAGTACTTGATAAATTTAAGAAAAAAGATGAGACAGAATGGACTTAGGAAGAGCATAATCTGACCTCGGTGGAGAGACTTATAGGAGAAGGATGATGTTCAAGAAAGATGATCAAGTGCGCATTCCCCCCGGATCCTGGATTCATACGATCGGCTGGGTGGCTGCTGATGTCGTCGCGACGGGAACAGTGACTCAAGTCAATAAGAACGGCAAGAAACTCTCCGTACGCGTGAACGAAGTGCGCAATGCACTCAAGCGAGATTGTCGTACCACCACCGCCGTTGCCAAAGTCTGTGCCTTCTCTGTTGATGCTGTCATCCCTGCCTGAAATATCACACTGACGAGCCCCGAAGGGCGAAACGAGCTGCAAGCTCGTATGTGATTAAGGAGACCGGGCTGCTGCAGCAGTACCGCCGGGAGTCGCGACAAGATGTCGCAGGGGCCGCCGAGTTGACGACTCGGGAGACGACACGACAGAACGTGGGCAATGTCTCAGCAGCGGGTAATTCGCGAACCGACAAGTTCGAATGCAGTGACAGTGCA